GTCTTTATAGTACAACTTGCCGTCGGTGATGTTGATTGCCAACTCACCATTGACGAGGTTAGCGGCCAACGGCGCTGTAGCCGCTGTGGTGCTGTAGTATAACGAAATTGGTGTGTAGCCCGTAGCTGCCATATTTATTCCTTATTAAGGTATGCTAATACTTCTTTTGGTTTTACAAATCGGTCGTTTTTATGTTCAACAAACTCCCACCATAGGAATTGGTTTTCTACTAAAGTTGACCGATCTTTTAGTAGGTTAATATTTTCTGGGTGGCCAAAAATAAAAGGATCTGATACTGACCACAACACTATTCCACTTTTGCCTTCATCCCACGCAAGGTGTTGAAAAAAGCTGTCAACGCCAATCCATGTTTTGCACTCCCTAAGCAACTGTCTTAACTCGCTTATTGGCAAGTTTTTTCTAAAGTCTGGTACCAGTTGCTTTTCGCCTTCTATTCCTACTTGGATAATTGGCTTGTCAATCTGACTAATCAATTCTTCCCAGTAAGGATAGTTCTTTGGGTTCTGTTTACCATTGCGCAGTTTTTGTGCATACGGGGCTATGATAATCATGTGTATAGCTTCCTGTACGCGTCTTCTAAACTGCCTTTCCATTTCCACTGATCCATTTTGCCGTATATGTTATACGGGCCAATGTCACCAAATAACTTCTCTGCTTGCGCTATTGATCTGCCGGGAACCACTTCAGGGTAGCATGTAAAAACTTCAGGGCTACGTATTGCAGGCAAAACATGACTAAATACAATGTGATCGCCAAGACCGCAATTGAGTACCACAATGGTCTTATCACGATACTGCAAAACATTCCTAAAAATTTGTTCATCATAATCATACATCTCGCGTCTTGTTTCACTGCGAATCCCACCTTGTGGGTTCTTCATGTGCCATGTTACGGCATCTGGTACCGCTAAAATGCTGTAGCCTCTGCGGTGCAAGTTATAAGTAAATAGCGTCTCTTCTCTGTGCGCCACTCGGGACAAACCCAAATTATAATCTTGCACACCAGCGCGATACAAGAAGGTGCAATGTAAATGCTCAACTTCTCTTGCTGTTGCTATCTTGCCCCACTGCACGTTGGGCTCACTATCAATGTTATCAATCTTACCGGTAACATTTCCGGTGTTTGGCATATATGGCGGGGTTAACACCGAACCACCTACAGCACCTAAATTGGGCCAGATTTGTGTCCAATGATACAAATTCTCAAGCACGTTGGCTTCCGGTATTGCGTCATCATCACAACGCCAAACCCAATCGTAGCCCATCGTATTTGCGCGTTGGTGGATGTGGTGCTGACCTTTTTTATCAGCGTACTGCCACTCCCATGCAATACCTTTTGCATCTAACATTTGAAAAAAGTATTGGTAAATCATCTCACTGCGCATGTCTTGTGGCTTGTCATTATCATCAAACACAACCAGCTTATCTACTGGTTTGGTTTGGTTAATAATAGCGTTTAATACTAGTGGCAGTGTTGTAAAGTACCTCCCGCGTGTTGCCACGGAGCAGAGAACTTTACTCACTTGCAGTCCACCGACAAATCATCAAGTTGCAAGGATTTGACGCGTCAATCTTTTGTGGTACATCTGTAATCTCGCCGTGCTCGTTGATGTAATTAAACTCAAAGCCCGAAAAGTGACGTTCGTTCAATCCATGCAGCTTATGATGTGGCCCCCAAAATCCGGGTGGCTCATTCATTGGCACAGTAATCAACAAACGCTTACAGTGCTTTTTAAGATTCTCAACAATCTCCATGCCGGTGTCAAGGTGCTCAATTACTTCAAACGCCACAATGGTGTCATACTGTTCTAGCTCGTAGGTGTTGATGTCACACCATTCAAACTTAGCGTTGTACCCCCAGTCTTGTTCTTTAGCAACTTCAACAATGATTGGGTCGTAGTCTACGCCGGTATACTCAATGTCTTTTGGAAAAAATTGAATACCATAACCATTTGAACAACCAATTTCTAAAATTTTTTTACCGAGCAGATTTTTTGCTGCCCAGTTGTATCTTGTTACTTCGCGTGGGTATACCGTATCGCCTTTTAGAAATACTGCGCGTTCCCAAAAGTTTGATAAGCGCCAGCGGTACCATTCTGTGTTGTACTTTTTAGCTAACCTTAATGAGTTAATTAAAAAGATGTTGTCCCAACCTTGTACTAAATTGGCGTCGTGCATGGTGCCTTCGCCTTTGTGGTAGATTGGAAAGCCGCCTGTATATTGCGTTCCATCCCACAACTTTTCAAACACTTCTAATACTTTAAAGCCAGCTTTTTCAGCTTCAATGCAAAATTCAGTATCTTCTCCGCCGCCTACGCCGTACTCTTCGTTTAGTAATCCGATTGTATCGAATACTCTGCGGTGAATCATAACACAAAAGAACACTGCAAAATCACGACCCGCTGGTTCAGAATTTCCTTTAATAATGCAAGAGATTCCACAGTTTGGATCAACAAATGGCCTGTCTAAAATGTCAAGCCACTGGTTTTGATTTTGTTCCAACAAAACAGTGTCGTTATTTAACAAAACAATTTTGTTGCATGTTGCAACCTTAATGGCTGCGTTATTTGCTCCTGAGTACCCAAGTGCTTTGTCTGACCAAACCACTTTTAAATTGGGCACTGCTGTTGCCAAATAATCTAAGTATGCTTTTGTGTTATCTACACAACCGTTTGCGGATATAATTAATTCAATGTCTTCTAAGTTGGTATACTTAACAATTGAATCCACACACGGCTTTAAATACTTTTCACAATGATTGTAAGTTGGTATTACAATGCTATATTTCATATTGTCCTCAAAGTTCATACGAACTTATATTATATTACTAAAATGTTCCGCCTGTCACCCCGCCGGTAAAGGCGTTAGTTACGGAATTGTATGTTAAGCCAGTGTTTACATAAGGGGCTTGGCTGCCTGTTGTTCCAGAAACAAAAGTAACGTATCCGGGGTTTAGGGTACTGGTGGTGGTTACGGATATGGCTGTTGGAGTCACACCACTGTAACCAGAGATGCCGCTGTAGCCGGAGATACCGCTATAGCCAGAAATACCACTGTATCCACTGTAGCCAGAGATACCGCTGTAACCAGAGATACCGCTAAAACCGCTGTAACCAGAGATACCACTGTAGCCAGAAATACCGCTGTAGCCAGAAATACCGCTGTAGCCAGAGATACCAGAATATCCGCTGTAACCAGAAATACCAGAATATCCGCTGTAACCAGAGATACCGCTGTAACCAGAGATACCGCTGTAACCAGAGATACCGCTGTAACCAGAGATACCGCTGTAACCAGAGATACCGCTGTAACCAGAGATACCGCTGTAACCAGAGATACCGCTGTAACCGCTGTAGCCAGAGATACCAGAATATCCGCTGTAGCCAGATATGCCGCTGTAACCAGAGATACCAAAATATCCGCTATAACCAGAAATGCCGCTGTAGCCTGATTTTCCGCTGTATCCGCTAAAACCACTAAAACCAGAGAAACCGCTTATGCCGTTTGCAATGGCAAAAATGATTGGTAAATTGTTTGCAAATCCGGTTGTGCCTGTACCCGAAGAGCTTACCAATGAAGCGGGGATTGTATAGTATCCACCAGCGTTTGTTGGGGTTCCAGTGATAATCCAAGTTTGTTGGTTAGCACTGTTGCTTTGATCTTGAATAACAACTTCTTCAGTCGTTGCAAGCAAAGCCAAAAATACGCTAATGTCAACACCATTTGCTGCCGTTGTGCTGACGTTTAATTGTGTTGCACTTGTTTGTGTGGCGTTGTTCCACAACAAATAATCTATTCCGGGGTTACCGCTGGTAGCAGAAGTATTTGCTTTATAAAAATAATAACTGCTTGATATACCGCTTGCGCCGCTGTAACCTGATATTCCGGAACCGCTGTAACCAGAGATACCGCTGTAACCAGAGATACCGCTGTAACCAGAGATACCGCTGTAGCCAGAATAGCCACTAAAACTAGAATAACCAGATGTGCCAGAATACCCGCTATAGCCGCTATAGCCGCTTATTCCAGATCCAGAGTACCCAGATATGCCTGAGAAGCCAGAAAGGCCTGAAACGCCGCTATAGCCCGAAATACCGCTATATCCACTGTAGCCAGAGATACCGCTGTATCCTGAATAGCCAGAAATCCCTGACCAACCGCTGTATCCGCTGTAGCCTGACACGCCAGAACCACTATAGCCAGAGATGCCTGAAAAACCAGAAAGACCAGACACACCACTATAGCCAGATGTTCCGCTATACCCGCTGTAACCTGATATACCAGAGATACCAGAGTAGCCAGAGATGCCAGACCAGCCACTATAACCGCTATAACCAGATACACCAGAACCTGAGTAGCCAGAGATACCAGAAAATCCAGAAAGACCCGATACGCCACTAAAACCTGATATGCCGCTATATCCAGAATATCCACTAATACCTGAATAACCAAACGCGCCACTGATACCAGAGTATCCAGAAAAACCACTGGTTCCTGATTTACCGCTGTATCCAGAAGTACCAGAAAAACCACTGTAGCCAGATACACCGCTAAAACCCGATGTACCTACGCCGCTATAACCAGAGTATCCACTATAACCAGACCAGCCAGAAATAGGGCCAATAACTTGTTGTGTGCCATCGCTGTAATAAATTACTAAATCGCCATTCGATGGAACGTAAACAATTGTAGTGATCAGTTTGCCGGGCGACGCAGCATTGGCAATCTGTGATACAGACGCCTGCTTTGTTACTCCGTTTTGTACCAGCGGTACCTGTTCGTTACCAGTTAAGGTGATCGCAACAGGCAGCTGCGTTATCGACTGATCTGCCATTTGTTTTTATTAAGTATAA